CTACTGGTTACGACATCGTTATCTGCAACGCTAAATGCCGCACATGGGAAGCGCACCATGAACTAGCCAGTCGGGCTAAATCCTGCATCGTCAACATTGGTTCCATCTATGGAGTATTAGGCAATGACCCAAATCTCTACGAAGGAACCGAAGTCCCGCCCACCCCCGCGTGGTACGCGGCGTCCAAAGGAGCAATGGTCGCTCTTACCAAATGGCAATCGACAAATCTCGCTCCGGTGCGGAGTAACTGTATCTGTCCCGGCGGAATTTTCAGGGGCCATTCAGATAACTTCAACAGAAGGTATGCAGCGAAAGTCCCTCTTGGACGTATGGCTACCGAAGACGACATTGTAGGCCCGGTGCTGTTTCTATGCAGCGATGCGGCTCGGTACATTACCGGCCAAGTGCTGATGGTCGATGGAGGATATTCAGCATGGTAGAAATCGCAATCATCGGTAACGGTGGTCATGGCCGGATGCTCAAGGCCATATTAAAAGATCAGGCAGACTTCTTTATGCCTGATGATTTGCCAGATAAAATGTTTATCTGCATTGGAATTGGCAATGTTCCAGAGATTGGCAATAGCGGGTTATCAACGCGCCGGAAGTTATTTGAAAGATATGACGGCAGATTGGTTGGCGTTTGCCATCCAACTGCGGTTGTTTTGGGTGAAGTTGATTCAACCTGCCAAGTCATGCCGACGGCGGTAATCAATCCAAATGCCAGGGTCATGCACAATACGATTATCAATACCGGCGCGATTGTTGAGCATGACTGCGTCATTGGCCCACATTGCCACATTGCTCCTGGGGCAACGGTTCTTGGCGGCGTGACTATTGGTGAAGAAACTCATGTCGGTGCCAACAGCGTTATTCTCCCCGGTAAGAAGATTGGTAACGGCTGCATTATCGGCGCTTGTGCGGTTGTCACAGACAACATGGAAGATGGAGAGACTTGGATTGGGAACGAGTTATATGACTGACTTTAATGGCGTAACCGTTGTCAGCAACTCCCGCGCCGAAGACGGGCCGTTGGAATCCGTAATCAAGGCGATGCCAGGATGCTCTGTAACGCGCTTTAATTCGGATGGCATGTCTCCAGCCGTTGCCGTCGCTCAGGCGGTTATCTTCTTTACCGTTGCGTTCAAATCTCAAGACGCAAAACTCGTAGTTCTGTTGGGGGACCGATATGAAACGCTGGCGGCGTCGATGGCGGCTATGTTCGCTGGTATACCCGTGGCCCATCTTGGTGGGGGTGAAACGACCCTTGGGGCGTTTGATGACTCCATGCGTAACAGCATCAGTCATATGGCGGCGCTTCATCTTGTGGCTACAGATGAATTTGCCATGAAGCTGGTGAACATGGGTATTCACCCATACACCATTAAAGTCACTGGCGCTTCTGGCTTGGATAACATTGAGGGCAATAGCGCAAAGCGCGACAAGAACGAGATACTGGTTACCTACCACCCAGAGACACGTTCGCCCGATTACGGCATATCCCAATGTGAACGTATGCTTCTAGCCTTGGATAAATACTACAAGGATGGGTACGACATCCTTTTCTGCGGCGTTAACAACGACCCAGGTTCGGACGAGATTAAAGAACTGATTAAGACTTATTGCGAACAGCGTTTATGCGCCAAGATTGTCACCAGCATGAGCCATCGTGAATATGTCGAGAAGATGCAGCACGCTGCCCTAGTTGTCGGCAACTCCTCGGCTGGCGTTATTGAGGCACCCTGGGTTGGCGTTCCGACAATTAACATTGGCGACCGGCAAAAGGGCCGTCCGATGGCCAAGTCTGTTTATCCGTCAATGAACCACATTGAGGAAGCTCTAGAACACAAACACCCGTGGAAGCCATTTTATCGCGGCGGAGCGTCAGAGAAGATTGCAGTTAAGATTAAAGAATGGCTTGATGATGCAAGATAGACTGACTCAGCTAAACGCCAGAGTTCCCGTGGACTTAATTGACGAATTAGAGAAATTTTGTGATAATGCTTGTATGCACAAGAAGGAAGTAGTTGAGCTTGCAATTAGGCGTTTTTTAACTGTTGAGAAAGAAAAAGTTAAAAATGTTTCTAATCCCAACAATTCATATTAACGACGCGATTCCAGACGGCCTTCTTGTTGGCTACAACACGGTTGGGAATGTTGTCTGCTGCATTGAGTTCTATCCAAATTACGAGTTCTTGTTTGGAGACGAAGATGACCACGACACAGTTTCAGAATGGAATGTTTGCAAAGCTCACGCACGCCGGATTGCGATGATCGTCTCTTGGAGACACAATAATTACATTTGTCATGGAAGCACGTAATTCAGCGTACATTCCCCTGCACGCTGAAGCGACCGAGAAGGTGCTGGTCCCCACCGTTCTGCTTCTCGGTCGCACCCTTTAGGAAAGCAAGATGCTGAATATTCCGCCAGATGTTGAACGAGACGCCATATTTGTAAAAGTCTACCTACAGACAGGCGACGGCTTGGATGCGTGTAAACGGGCTGGCTTCATCATTAACGGTTACGACGACCGCACGGTTGCGGAATACCTGCTGGACCGCTGCGATATTCAAGAAGCCATTAAGGTCGCAAAAGAGTCCAAGGCTAGGAAGCCAGCGTCTGTAGACATTACGCGAGAAAGCATCATCTCTGATCTGGATGCGATCCATCAGTCAGCCATGATTGATAAAGACTACACGCCAGCCATTGCGGCTAAGAAGTTACAGGCGCAGCTTATGGGTGTGTTGCAGGAAACTGTTCAAGTCACCCACAAGATGGATGTGACGCGCATGACTGACGATCAACTGATGAAGTTGATTGCTTTGAAGTCAAAGCAAGAAGACCTGAACATGATTGACATAACCCCGACTGGATTGAGTCAGATTAGTGGCCCTGCAAGAACCAACGGTTAGGAAAATTCATTATGGCAACAAAATCAAAAGTAAACGCTGCGGGTAACTACACTAAGCCTGGAGTGCGTAAACAGTTATTCAACAGTATCAAATCGCGTGCCGTTCAGGGCACGGGTGCGGGAAAATGGAGTGCGCGTAAGGCCCAGCTTCTTGCAAAGTCGTATAAAGCCAAAGGCGGAGGCTATAAGGATTAGTTATGAAAAAACCACAACTCTCTCTTAAAAACTGGACTAAGCAAGAGTGGACTACAAAGTCTGGCAAGCGGTCGTCAGATACGGGTGAGCGTTACTTGCCGAAGGCAGCTATTAAGGCGCTGTCTCCGCAAGAGTACGCCGCGACGACAAGGGCCAAGCGAAAAGGCAAAGCTGAAGGTAAACAGTTTGTAGCGCAGCCTCCAAAGATTGCTAGAAAAACGTCCGGCTATAGATAGTTAAATTAATTGACCCTGCAAGAACCAACGCTTGACCAAGCTGCTGCGGAGGTAATACGCCGCCGTCAAGCGCGTGAAAACTTCTCAGACTTCATGACGTACATGCACGGCAAGTCCCCGCCGCGTCACATGGAATTTCTATGTAATAAGCTGCAAGACAAGATGACCCGAAAGGGTGACCGTCTGCTGGTGTGCTTTCCACCGGGCCACGGGAAAAGCACGGTGTCGTCGCTGTATTACCCAGCGTTCTATTTATCAAGAAACCCGACGCACAACATCATCACCGTCAGCCACACCGAATCGTTCGCGGAACAGTGGGGCCGTAAAGTCCGTAACATCATGTTGTCGGATGAGTACAAAATGCTGTTCCCAGAGATTGAAGTATCTGACGACAGCCGCTCCGCTGGCCGGTGGGACTTAAAGCAAGGCGGCTCGTATTACGCGACGGGCGTTGGCGGCACCGTAACTGGACGCCGTGCCGATATGGTGATCTGCGACGATTTGCTCAAAGGCGTCGATGACGCTGAGTCTCAGCTTGTCCGAGACAATATGTGGGATTGGTGGGGTTCTGACTTATCGACCCGTTTGAAGCCCAGCGGCGTGATGGTGATTATCGGAACGCGCTGGCACCTGGACGACATCATTGGTCGGGTCATAGCTGCTGAGAAGCAGAAGGGCGGCGACAAGTGGGACAAGGTTATCCTGCCAGCCTTGGCTAAGGAGAAAGACCCGCTAGGCCGTAAGGCCGGGGAAGCCCTCTGGCCGGAGTGGGAAAGCGAGATTGCCCTAGCCCGTAGACGGGCACAGCCGTCAATGACGGCGCGGCAATGGGAAAGCCTGTATCAGCAAAGCCCGGTCCTTGAGTCGGGCAACGTCATCAAGCGCGACTGGATCAAGATTTGGAACCAGCGCGAACCGCCTAAGTGTGAGTTCATTCTTCAAAGCTGGGACACGGCTATTACGTCCAAGAACAAAAGCGCGTTTTCGGTTTGCCTGACGTTTGGCATCTTTACGGAAGATAAGACCGATTTGCCGTCGATTATCCTGCTGTCTCGCTGGCGCGGGCGGGTGGATTACCCAGACCTGCGTAAGATGGCCCAACGGCTGGCGACCCATTATTTGGACGACAACCGGGAAGTCCCAAGGATGGGTAACCAACGCAAGCCGCCGGACATGATCCTGATTGAAGCCAAGGCAACGGGTGAGCCTTTGATTGCTGACCTGAACCGGGCGGGTATTGCGGCGACACGGTTCAATCCAAACAAGCACGGCGACAAGAACGCCCGTCTTTTGCTAACTACAGACATCTTTGAAAACGGTCGGTTCTACGTTCCCGGTCAGCCACCAAATTACACACTTCCGAGGCGATGGGCCGAAGAGTATGTAAATTCTCTGATGTCGTTCCCGGCTTCAGATTCCCGAGATGACGCCGACGCGACCAGCCAAGCTATCATTCGGATGAAGACCAGCGGCTGGATTAAGAATAGTCTTGATGCTATGGAAGAAGAGCCGTTCCGAGTAACGGAACGTGCAAATGGGGCACTTTACGGTTAGAATACCCCTCCTCTTGTATTTTTAGGCAAGTCTGCATGGCCATAGATCGAGCGACAGCTTCTATACTTGGCTTGAATGATATTACCGGCGGTGACGCTGGTGGCGAAGATGTGGCTGTTCCTGAAGACGATTTGACGTTTGCCGATGGCGCGTCGATCACTCCCGACGAAGATGGCGGTGAGACTATCGACTTCGCGCCCGAAGATAACGAAGAAGGGCCTGTCGCGCATGACGACAATCTTGCTGAGTATATGGAGGACAGCGACCTTCAATCTCTAGCCAACGATATTCTTGATTACGTCGATGAAGACCGCCAATCCCGTTCTGATTGGGAAAGTATGCTGTCTCAGGGTCTGACGTATCTCGGCCTAAAGATTGAGGATCGGTCTATTCCGTTCAGCGGCGCGGCTGGCGTGTTTGACCCCATTTTGCTGGAAGCCGTAATCCGCTGGCACGCGACCGCCAGCGCCGAACTGATGCCAGCCAGCGGCCCCGTTAAGACCCAGATCATTGGCCAGCCAACGCCGGAAACAGAAGCTCAGGCTTCCCGCGTTAAAGAGTTCATGAACTACTACTTGATGGAGGGTGCGCCCGAGTGGGTTGAGCAGAACGACCAAATGCTGTTCTGGCTCCCCCTGGTTGGCTGCACTTTCAAGAAGACCTACCAAGACCCGATCCTGAATCGGGTGGTCAGTCCCTTTATTCTACCACAGGACTTCGTTGTTTCGTTTAGCACCGACGACCTAGAAACATGCCCCAGGGCCACGCACATCATCAATATGTCCCCCAAGGACATGAAGATGCGCCAAATTAGCGGTTTCTACCGCGATGTGGAGCTAAAAGAGCCTGACTATCTGGACGACAAAAACTCGCCCCTGGATGACAAATCTACCTATACCCAAGGGCTGACCAAACCGACCGATTCAGACGAAGCACCTTACGAGGTCTACGAGTGCCACATTGACCTCGATTTGGCCGGTTTTGAGCATAAAGAAGCCGAAGGCGACGAGGACGAAGAAGAGCCTACAGAAACCGGCTTGCCGCTGCCTTACATCGTCACGGTCGAGACTGGCTCCAAGAAGGTTCTGTCGATCCGCCGGAACTGGAAAGAAGAAGACCAGACTTACTCCAAGATTCAGTATTTTACACACTTTAAGTTTGTCCCCGGTTTGGGGTTCTATGGCATTGGCTATGCCCATATCCTGGGTAATACGGCCAAGGGCGCGACTTCTCTGCAAAGACAGATGATAGACGCCGCCACCCTGGAGATGTTCCCAGGGGGCCTAAAAGTGAAGGGTATGCGGGGTGACGATAACAACGTCATGATCGGACCCTGCGAGTTCCGCGAATTGGATACCGGCGGTATGCCGATCCAACAGGCCATTATGACGATGCCCTATAAAGGGCCGTCACCTGTGTCGATGGAGCTTTGGAAGGCTACCCGTGAGAATGGGGAACGCCTGGGCGGCATGACTGAGGTAGCGGTTGGAGAAGGCCGTCAAGACGCCCCTGTAGGCACCACAGTGGCCCTTATGGAAGCCGCTAACCGCGTGCAGTCTGCCACCCTCAAAGCTGCCCACCGCGCCTACAGGCGCGAATTTAAACTAATTGCCGCCCTGTTTGGCCAGTTCCTGCCGGAAGCGCCATACCCCTGGCCGGTGGCCGGTGGTCCCAATATGGTCATGAGGGCTGACTTCTCGGACCAGATTGACGTAATTCCCGTCAGCGATCCCAACATTACGTCCTCTGCCCAGCGCATGATGCGTGCCGAAGCCTTGCTCCGGTTCGCCACCCAAGCCCCGGCTTTGCACGACCAATATCAGGCTTACCGCCAGATGTACGTGGAAATGGGCATAGACGAAAAGCGGATTACGGCACTTCTGCCTCCCAAGGAAGAAGCCAAGCCGATGGACCCGTTGAGCGAAAACCAGAACTTGTTAAACGGCAAGCCGGTCAAGGTTGGCGCATACCAAGATCAAGATGCCCATATCGCCGCTCATACGGTTTTGATGCAGCAGAAGCCTGAGTTGGTAACGGTCCCGGCGCACATTGCCGAGCATGAAGCCGCCAAGATGCGAATTCAAGTTGAGCAGATTCTGGGTCAGGCGCTTCCGCCCGAAGGCCAGCAGTTGCCGCCTGAAGTTGAAAACCAGATTGCTGTCTTGGTTGCCAAGGCAATGCAGCAGATTGCTAAACCGCAGGGTGGCGAAGACCCCACCCCCGGTCAGATTGCTATGGAGCAGCTTAAAGTCGAGGCCGCGAAGGTCCAGGCCAAGTTGCAAGAAATACAAGCCAACACTAGCAGCAAGGCGTTTACGGAAACGCTCAAGCTCAAATCCAGCCGCGAGGACCGCCTGACCCGTGAGCGTATTGCCATGTTGAATTACGAGAAAGACAGGCAGAAACAAATTTCCCAACCAAAGACCTTCGGGACAAGGAGCAAATTCTAATGGACTCAATGCGCCGCAATGCTCAGAAAATGATGCCGCACGTTATGGCTCTGAATAAGAAGCCGACGATGGGCATGAAGAACGACCGCCAACCAGCCCCTGCTGTTAGCAAGCTCGTTGCCTTTGCCAAAGGCGGCAAGGTTATGGCTAAAGGCGGTGCCTTCAACATGAAAGCCGAAATGAAGGCCGACATGAAGCAGGACAAGGCGATGCTGGCGCGTCACAACAGACTTATGCACCCCGGCCAGAAGTCCAAGCTGGCGAAGGGTGGAACCGTCGCTACCGATAAGAAACCAGCTTACGATAAAACTGATGAAGACGCATTCTACGCGGCTATGAAAGCCGAAAAATCGTTCCGTAGTGCCTACGGAGATAAGGCAAATAAGTCTGTGACAACCACAGGTACAAGTGTCGCAGCCCAGAAACCTATCCGCGCCAGCAAAAAACAGTCGGATATGGGGTTGGCAGACGACGACACCTATGAACGCTCAAACAGGGCGGAAAAATCAGCTAAAAAGATTCTCGACGGCTACACTCGCGGCGGGATGGTGAAGAAGTATGCTGATGGTGGGGCGGTTAACCCGTTTGCAAAGAAGTTTGAAAAAGAACGCGATGAGCCTGTGAAGTCGTTGAAGGGTGAAGAGCCTAAAAAGGCTTCTGCCGAAGAGAAAAAAGAAATGTCCGTTAAGCCGCTCGTTAAAAAGGCAAAAGGCGGCAAGGCCAAGGGCGACAAGAAGAAAGTCATGGGCACCGTTGGCGAAGCTAAGGCCGTAATGGCTGCTTTGCAGAAAGCCCGTCGTCCTGCGACCCCGATGCCGGGAACCCGCATGGCTGGCCTTGGCATGGCTCCCCCGATGGCTCCGCAGATGGCTCCCCCGATGAAGCGCGGCGGCAAAGTCATGAAGAAGGCCGCTGGTGGCGCTGCCAAACTCCGCAAGAAGTCACCGATGCCGGATAAAATTAGAAAAGTTCCTTATGTAAATGGAGGCTGATATGTCGCGCCCCGTAAAAGACATTCGTCTAAAGCCGAAAACAGTCAAAAAGGGCAAAGGCAAATAGTTATGCCTGTCGTTAGTAAAGCCCAAAATCGGTTTATGCGTGCAGCAGCTTCCCGGCCAGCGATGGCTAGGAAGCTGGGCATAAAGCAATCTGTAGCTAAAGAATTTGTAAAAACGGAAAAAGGTAAGTCGCTATCTGGCTTGCCGGAGAAGGTAAAGAAAAAATGAGTGCAGACCTGCTGGCAAGGAAGGTCACGGTACGGCTAAGGGAAATTCGGGAAGACAAGATAAACGCACTCCGAAGATGCAAACCCCGCGCCCCGATGGTTGTCGAGGGCGCGGCGGTTCCCGCCGCTACGGCAGAAGAAATCGCCTTCTTCGCAATCGACACCAACGCAACGATAGACGCGATCAACATGCTCATGTCGGTCGTGGAGGAAGAGTACAAGAAGCTGATAAACCCCGAAGAGCCGGGGACTGAAACCAACCAACAGGCAAGGATTAATTATGGCTAAGGTAACTGCACTTCCATATGTGGAAGAACACGAAGTTAAAGACGCCCAAAAACTGATTGACGATCAGTTTATTGAGCTTACAGGCAAGAAGTTCGGCTTCCGTCCGGCTGGGTATTACATTGCGGTCAAGATTTACGTCAGGGCAGATGAATTGTCGATTATCGACATGCCGGACGGTTCAAAGAAGACCCTTTGGACAGCCCCGATTGTGCAAAAACAAGACGCGCTTGAATCTTGCAGCGCCCTTGTTGTTGCTATCGGTCCCGGCTGCTTCAAGAACCGCGACACTGGCGAAGCCTGGGCCGATGGCCCGACTTGCCGCGTAGGCGACTGGGTAGCTATCCCCCGCGCTTCAACGTGGCTCACCAACTGGCGCGGTGTGGCGATTGGCGTTCTGCCGGATGACAAGATCATTGGAACGGTAGAAGACCCTGCCGATCTTTCCTCGGTTTATGTTCCACCCAAAGTATAGGCAAGTAGCATGAATATTTTACCAACCAAGCTGTATGCAGCGGAGGGCACGGGTCAGAACCCAGCCCCCGAGCCGCAGACTCCTCAAAACCTGACTGGCGAAGAGGAGTTTAACGATGAAGAGATTGAGCTTTCTGAAGAAGGCGGAGAAGCTGAAGCCGCTGAAGCTCCCGAAGAAACCGAAGAGACTAAGAAAACCTTCAAGCGCCGTGGCCCGAAGCGTTATGCAACGCTGACCCATGAGCGTGATGAGGCCCGTGGCTACGCAAATCAGCTTCAGGCCGAGCTTGAGCGTGAACGCCAGCGTGCATCTGAGTTTGAAGCCAAGGCTAATGAGGCTTCTAACGTAGCAATGCACAGCTACGCGGCTAAAGCTGAGTCCGATTTGCGTGAGGCGCGTGCTTTTCACTCTTCATCTATTGAAAGCGGTGATCCGGCCAAGATCACCGAAGCCGCCGAACGGCTTGCATCTGCTAAATCGACGATGGACGACGTTGAGGCTTGGAAGAAGTCTGAGAAAAACAAGCCAGCCGAGCGACCCCGGCAGCAACAAGCGCAACAACAGCCTCAGAATATGCAAACTCCCGAACTTCCGCCCGAAATTAAGGGTTGGATGATGGAGAATCGCTATTTTGATGCGGTTCAGCGCGATAATAATGGCGATGTGGTGTTTGACCGCGCTGGCAAGCCGGTGGAAAACCCTGATTACGACGATGATATGCACATTGAAGCCACCATGTTTGCCACAAAGCTAGAACGGCAGATTTCAAGTGGTCGTTTGGACTATAAGGTTTCTTCACCGGAGTATTTTCAAGCTGTTGAAGAGCATATGCGTCAACAGTTTCCCGATTACTTTAGCGAAGAAGAGCAGGAACAGCCCAAAGCGCAACCGAAAAAAGCCTCTCCCGTCGCGGCTCCTACTCGGTCGATGTCGTCCGGTGGACAAGTCAAAAATTCCACCAAATTTAAGCTGACGGGCGACCAAATTCGGTTTGTCAAGAAAATGGTTGATAACGGCGGTGGGCCAAAATACCCACAGGGCCATCCAAGTCAGTTTAGGCCGATGTCATTTGATGACGCTAAGGTGAGCTACGCTCGTCGCCTTATGAATACAAACAAGACTTAAAGGAGACTCATCATGGGTCGTAAACCACGTAATTCTGAAACCCGCGAAAGCACGACACGCACTGCGGAAAGCCGTTCTGCCATGCGAACTACTCACCAATCTCGTTTTTACATTCCGCCAGAGGTTATTCCCAAGACCATGACTTATGCTTGGGTTGCCATCACGTTTGATAACGCTGGCACGCAGAACAAAGACAACTGGAACCAGAAGTATCGCGCTGGCTGGACCCCGGTTCCTCGTGACCGTCACCCTGAGTTGTTTCCGCCCGTGCCGAACATTGGCTTTGGCTCTGACGACAACTCTTACATTGATGAAGGCGGTCTTATTCTTTGCGAAAAGCCCTCTGCTGACGTAAGAAGGGATAAGGCTACCCTTGAGGCTAGATCAAAGCAGTTGATGAACGGCACGCAATGGACACAGGCCGCTGGCTCTAATCCGTTTGCACAAACAATGCCGCGTTTTGATGAATCTAAGACTGAATTTGGCCATAAAGCCGAGTTCAAGGAGTAAGTTATGGGGTGGCTGGGGTTAAAAAGCCCCGGCCCACCTTTCCCTTGCCGGAGTGTGTGATAGGGGCCATTCCTGGCCACCCCACCACGATACGGGCTTACATAAGGTTCAAATCGTGGTAATCTAGGTCGTTATATCGCTTCCGCAATAGCGGATTATCGACGCCAATCACGTATTTGGCCGGGTGCAAAAGCACCCGTTATCGACGGCAGTTACGTTATCTGCTCCGGCCACTGGTAGTGGCAATCAGTAAAAAACCCAGGTTTTCGCGCTAATAATGGCGCATCTGAACGGAGTATATAACATGTCTTACGGTGCATCTGGTGGCGCTGGCCTCCAGCCGCTTAACAGCGGTAACGGTGTTACCTTCAATGGTATCACTAATCAATACAACATCCCGGCGACGGGTGGACAGACGATCTTCCAGAACGATCCCGTGGCGCTTTCCACGGCGGGTGTCATCATTCGCGGCGTTGCTGGTTCAGCAATCACTGGCGTTTTCCAGGGCTGCAAATATCAGGACACTTCGGGCGTCTGGCAGTTTGCCAACTACTTCAACGGCGCGACGGCTTTCCTTTCGGGCAACACCCCGGTAGCAATGGTCATCGACGATCCGATGGCGCAGTACACGATCACCGAAGGTGATGGTACGGGCGCTTCGGGCACTCCGTTGGCCGCGTCGGCTCCTGGCCTAAATGCCAACTTCCTGTACACGGCTGGCAGCACTCGCACAGGTATCTCGGCTGTCACGCTTAACAATTCAACTGCAAGCTCGGCTTCTGGCCTTAACATGCGGATCGTTTCTCTTGACCCCCGCGTTAATAATGCCGTTGGCGCGTTCGCTAACTGGATTGTTCAAATCAACAATGGCCAGCGTTCTGCTGGAACCCCGGGGCACGTTATTTAGTCCCGTAACGCTTTTGGCCTAGGAGCAAACACATGACTATTAATACCAGTTCAATCCAGCAACTTCTCCGCCCCGGTTTGGCAGAAGTTTTTGGCGATTATCCCATGTACCCTGCTGAGTACACGGAAATCTTCACGACCCATACTTCGGATAAAGCAGTTGAAATTGAAGTTGAAATGAAGCTGCTCGGCCTCGCCTCGATCAAAGGTGAAGGTGCGCCGACGCAGTTCCAGGACATGGGACAGCGCGTTATCTCGACTTACTACCACCGCTACACCAGCGTTGGCTTCATCATCACCCGTCAGGCGATGAAGGATAACCTGTATGAGTCGCAGTTCCCGCTTCAGGCGCAGTCGCTCCGTAACTCGATGCTGCAAAGCAAAGAAGTCAACGGCGCTTCGGTTCTGAACAACGGCTTCTCGTCCTCGTTCCCCGGCGGCGATGGTCAGCCTCTCTTCTCGACCGCGCACCCGATTGATACCGGCACGTTCGCCAACACGCCGAGCGTGCAGGTGGACTTGAACGAATCGTCTCTGCAAGACGCTATCGTAACCATCTCGCAGTTCCGCGATCAGGCTGGCCTCATCACGATGACGAAGCCGACCAAGCTGGTCGTTCCGCCGCAGCTTCAGTTCACTGCCGACCGTATTCTGCACTCGCAGTTCCGCACCGGCACCGCGAACAACGACATCAATGCGATCTACAACATTGGTGCCGTGCCGCAGGGTTATCGCGTCAACCACTTCTTGACCGATACCAACGGCTGGTTCGTTATGACCGACGCGCCGAATGGTTTGAAGCACTACGTCCGTGAAGCTCTTGAGACTGATGTGTTCACTGACTTTACCAGCGACAACCTGCTGGCCAAGGCTATCGAGCGTTATTCGTTCGGTTGGTCTAACCCGCGTGGTGCGTTTGGTAGCTCTGGCGCTACCTAATAGCCCTGGGGGTTAAATAGAGAATAGGGCCATCGTGCCGCAAAATGGTGCGGTGGCCCTTTTCACAACAAACAGTGAGGCGTCATTATGACAACTTTTTTTGACAGTGTAAAAATGGGGCGTGCGGTCTATAACCGCAATTCCGTCCCTTCTGCTGGGTATGCGGAGGACGAAATTTATGGCGTCCCACTGACTCAGACTTACGTTTACCAAGTTGGTACAGCGTCTACTTCTTTGGCCAGCGGCGTGTTCTATGCGTCGTCTGCCATTGCGGGTACGCTGACCGGCACGGGCGCTTTGGTTAGCGGCGGCGTTGCTACCTTTGACGTTCCGCGTTGCGTGTCCATTACGGCTTCCAGCAATATGTCAACGACGACATTTACCTTTCAAGGTACGGATGCGTATGGTGCGCCGCTTACCGCATCCATCATTGGCCCGACCGGCAATACCTTCGGCAATACTGGTTCTGTTGTTACTACGCTTTCGGCCTTTAAGACCGTCACCACGGCCTCGGCTAATGGTGCGGCCACTGGTCTGTTGGCGATTGGTAACTCTGATACCTTTGGCTTGCCTTATCGCCTTAATAACGTGGGCGAAGGTCTTGGTGCTTATATCAACGGTGGTTCGGCGTCGATTGCTCCGACTTACACCGCTGGCTTTGCCGCTACGGGCGTTGCTACGGCGACCACCGCTGATGTTCGCGGAACGGTTGCATTGGCTACGGCTGTGCTGGCTAACGGTTCCAGGTACATCACTTTCCAGACTGTTACCCCGAACGACGGGACTCTGGCTGGTGCCGATACCAAAGAAAATACGTATGGCGTAACGCCGTATTCTGCTTAATGTTAAGCGCCGGGGTATGGCCGTCATGCCCCGGCGTCTTTATTGACGGTAACTAGGCAAGGAAGTAACCCGTGACAGAATCTCATTTAGCTCAAGCAGCACCTACAGCGATCATGCACGCCCCGGCTCGTAAGGCGGTCAACATTATTGCTATGGGTTCAAGCCGTTCAGACTTTTTCCAGGCGCAGCTTATGGAAACGCGCCCTGAAATCCTGCAAAACGCGGAAACATGGTGCATTAACTACATGGGCGCACAGATACGCTGCGACCGTATTATCCACGTTGACCCTGTTCACCCCTATTTGGGCCACCCTGTTGTCCGTGATATGTGCGAATACGCGCTGAAGGACAACACCCCGTTCTATACATCGTGGCCGCACCCCCGTTATTCCAACCATGTCGTTTACCCGTTCGCTCGGGTTATGGCTTCGTTTGGCGGGATTACCTACTTCAACACCAGCGTCTCGTATGCCATTGCCCTAGCTTTGGCTGATGGGTTTAACGAAATCGGCCTGTTTGGCTGTGATTTCTCGTATCCTGATGTGCATTTGGCTGAATCTGGCCGTGCGTGCTGCGAGTTCTACATGGGTATCGGTACCCAGCGCGGCGTCCGTTTTGCCGTCGCTCAGAACTCGACCCTGATGGATATGTACAACCACCAGCAGCCTTATGGCTGGTTTGTTGACCCGAACCAACCCCCAGGCATGGGCGGGAAGATCATGACTGCCCAGCAAATACTGGCGCACGAAGATCGTATTCGTAACCCGCCTAAACTGGCTTCTCAGTTTCAAGTGATACAAGTAGCTAGTCCGTCCGTTATCCAACCTATTGCGGCTCCGCAGCCGGTTATGGGTATGGGCGGGGAACATGCTATGTATAATGCTATGCTGGGAGGGCCACTCCCATTAACAAACGGCCATGACCCTTCTCTTGGAGTAGCAAATGCGCCCAGTAATATTCAGCTTCCCCACGCAAACGGCTAACGGCGTTTGCGCTACGCAAACGACTACAGCCACAGATCAGTCCCTTGTTCTTAATGGGTCGCTATCTAATTTTAATGCTGGTGTAACGCCCTTTGCGGTGACTGTAGCGCCCGGTATTCAACGGACACTTACGGTCACATCAACCGGCAATATCAGCACGGCGACCTTTACGATCACGGGCATTGATACGTCTGGGTATGCTGTATCTACAACGCTTACTGGGCCAAACAATGCTACGGCCACCACTGTGGCTGAGTTCTTCAAAGTCACAGCAATCTCAGTTGGGACTATTGCAACTAGCGCGTTCACGGTTGGTGTCGGTATTACCGGCACCAGCCGCTGGGCTGTGGTTGATACTTTCCAGAACCCAGTGGTTGTGACGGTAGCAATCAATACGGCCACAAGCGCGCCGGTTTCTATCCAGCACACTTTTGACCCTATTTCTACGTCCACGAACCCAATGATTATCTCTGCTACTGGGTTGACGACTGTTACGACGGCTACAAACCTTAACTACTCCGAAAACGCCACGGCTTATCGTGCCATCTTTGTTGCAACCGGCACGGCAACGGGCGCGGCTCAAGTCAACATTATCCAATCGGGGTACTAAACTCGATGGCCCGTGGCAAGAAAGACCAAATGCGCGGGATGACAGTTTCAGGCGGCTATAAGCTGTCTGTGGCTAAGGGCGCTGGTTTGACTGCCAAAGGTAGGGCGTCCATCAATCGGCGTACTGGAAGCAACCTAAAGCCCCCAGCGCCGAACCCCAAGAGCAAGGCCGACGCGGGCCGTAAGAAGAGCTTTTGCGCTAGGTCGCAAAGCTGGACCGGCGAACGCGGTAAAGCCGCTAGAAAAAGGTGGGCCTGTTAGATGACGCTTACCGGCACGTATGACTTTGGCGTAAACACCGAACTTGATAGCGTAATCGTTGAGGCTTACGAGCGTATTGGCCGTGAGGCTTCAGACCTGTCCGCCAATGACGTACAGAGTGCCATTCGCAGCCTTAGCTATCTATGTGCCGAATGGGCCAATAAGGGCATCAACCTTTGGGAAGTGACGCTTAACAGTTCAGCCCTGACATTGGGACAGACAAGCCTGACGCTGAACGCGAAGAACGTAGAAATGTTCCAAGTCTACCGGCGCACCACCAGCGGCGGGATTAACACGGATATTATGCTTTCGCCCATCAGTCGGGCGGATTATGCGTCTATCCCCAATAAACAGCAGCAAGCCCCGCCGACACAATATTACTTTGAGCGTACCATTACGCCGACAGTTTACTTTTGGCCTACGCCAGACCTATCAACCTATACGTTGTTTTATTACACCATGAACTTCACGCAAGACCCAGGGAACCCCACCAATACCCTGGATGTGCCCCAGCGTTGGTTTGATGCTATGGCGGCGGGTATGGCTGCGCGGTTAGCGGTGAAATGGGCACCCGAGAAGGCCGGTATGCTGCAAAGCATGGCTGATGTAGCCTATCAAGCTGCGGCTGCTGAAGACCGCGAAAAGGTGCCTACGGTCATCAAGCCGAGCATGTTGTATGGTAGGTACGCATGAGCCGGTTATCGCCGTTACACCGTCGCGCTAGGGCACCGATTGATATTGATGTCAAAAGCCCTCGCTCTGTCGCCGTTTGCGACGGCTGCGGTTTCTGGACGATGCACGGCCATTTGGTCGAGAAGAGGGAGTATCGCGGCGGGTCTGTGCCGGTTGGTACAAAGCTGTACGTCTGCGGCGTTTGCGACGACGTTCCGAACCCGTATTACTCCATGCTGGTCCTGCCGCCCGATCCGGTTCCGATCAAGAACCCCAGGCCGGAAAACCCCGCTCTTAACCCAGAGCCTATGCTATTTATCGTTGCGGATTATGACACGCCCATCATTACGGGTGTAAATCCGCAAGACCCAAGCAATGACGGATTTAACTTTTTAAGTGGGAATAACCCCACTTTAATTCCGGTGCCCTAATGCCAAACGTCCTTATTAGTGAATTGGATTTATCTCCTGCGGTTGTCGGGACTGACATATTTCTAATTCAACACGCTTCTGGCGCACCGGCTGAACACTGCACTGCGGCTCAGATGGCGGCCTACGTAGCCGCATCTGGCACGACTTATTTCGCCGGTACGGCGCTGTCCTTAGCAACGACCAACACATTTAACGTCACGACCGTTCCGATTGCTAACGGCGGAAGCGGCAAAACCACGGCCAGCGATGCCTTTGGTGCGTTGGCTCCGACCACCTCTTCCGGCGACATTATCTACCGCACTGCCGCTTCTGGCGGAAACGTCCGTTTAGCCATTGGCACCCCTGGACAAGTTTTGGGTATCAGCAGCGGTCTTCCTGCTTGGACAACCATTGCCGGTGTAGGCACGGTTACCTCGGTTGACGTATCCGGCGGCGGTACTGGGATTACATATAGCGGCGGTCCCATCACTGCGGCTGGGACTATCACCGCCTCTGGCACGCTTGGCGTGGGTTACGGCGGTACGTCTGCCACAACGGCGATTGCTGCTTTCAATGCGCTGGCCCCCACCACAACCTCTGGCGATCTGATCTACCGCACCTCCACCGGGAACGTGCGGCTTGCGATTGGCTCCAGTGGGCAGCTTTTAACCGCCAGCGGGGGCTTGCCGGTTTGGATAAGCCCGTCCTCTAGCGGCACGGTCAACTACGTAGATGTGTCCGGTGGCGGTACTGGCCTGTCCTTTAACGGTGGTCCTATCACGGCTTCTGGCACCATCACGGCAACTGGCACTCTTGGTGTTGGTTATGGGGGTACTTCAGCTACCACGGCTATTGCGGCATTTGGAGCTTTAGCCCCGACGACTACTCAAGGTGATCTAATCTATTACTTTGGCACTGGTAATACGCGGTTTCCAATCGGGTCTACCGGACAAGTTTTGACAGTAACTTCTACTGGGGCAGGAGCTAACCTGTCGTGGGCGACACCGACCGTCTACGGCACCGTCAAATACGTTGACGTTTCCGGCGGTAATACAGGGCTGACGTTCAACGGTGGCCCCGTCACGGCTTCCGGCACGATTACGGCCTCTGGCACGCTGGTTGTGAGTGCCGGTGGTACAGGCGCGGCTACGCTGACGGGCGTCCTCAAGGGCACCGGCACCACCGCCATCACAGCCGCAACGGCTGGTACGGACTTTGTATCCCCCATTGTTGCGACCAACTTTACGGCGCAACAGACGTTTGCTGGTGCGACCAATATCTTGGCGGCTGTATTCACAAACGCTGCTGAAAAAGTAACTGTTGCCACATCTGCGGCCACAGGCACGGTCAATTACGACATTACGAGCCAATCGGTTCTGTACTACACGGGCAATTCTACGGCCAACTTCATACCTAACTTCCGTGGGTCTTCTGGCAATACGCTGACTTCTATTCTTGCAACCGGACAAGCCGTTTCGGCAGTCTGGGCTGTGACGATGGGGACAACGGCGTTCTACAGCACAGCCGTTCAGATCGACGGCAGCACGGCTGGCGTAACACTTAAATGGCAAGGCGGCGCAGCCCCTACGGCTGGCAATGCCAGCAGTGTTGATGCGTACACTTACACAATCATCAAGACCGCATCTACGTCATTTACAGTGTTAGCCGCGCAAACTCAGTTCGCTTAGCGGGGCGCGTGATATGCCTGTAATTACAAGACGCGCCGTTACATCAGCCCTCGCTTACGGGATGTTTGCCAAGAAAGGCGGCACCACCGTCATCGTGTCCTTCACCGCTGGCAGTGGCTCGTGGCTGTGTCCTACGGGCGTGACAAAGGCTGACTACCTCGTTGTTGCAGGGGGTGGTGGTGGTGGCGCTAACGTGGCAGGGGGAGGAGGCGCTGGTGGATTCCGTACCGGCACTGGTCTGTCTGTAACGGCTGGCACTTCTTACACAGTCACCATTGGCGCTGGTGGCGCTGGTGGAATTGGATCAGATAGCAATAGAGGCGCAACAGGTTCTAACTCTGTTTTTTCTAGCATTACATCAAATGGCGGCGGCGGCGGCGGTACATTTGTTACAAATCAAACCGGCTTGTCTGGCGGTTCTGGCGGCGGCGCGTCTGCTGGTAACACCACAGGAGGAACCGGAAACACACCAAGCACATCACCATCGCAAGGAAATAACGGTGGTGCTGGCGTTGTTGCTATAACCCCAGCTTATGTTTCTGGCGGCGGTGGCGGCGCGACCGCTGTAGGTGGAACGGGTAGCGGGGCAACATCAGGCAGCGGTGGCGCAGGAACAGCATCTTCAATTAGTGGCTCCTCGGTAACTTACGCTGGCGGTGGGGGTGGCGCGTATGCTGCAAACCCAACTGCTGGGAGTGCTGGTTCTGGCGGCGCTGGTGGAGGTGGGGCTGGATCAGTTACTAGTGGCGTAGCTGGAGTGTCAGGAACTGCAAATTTCGGCGGCGGTGGTGGCGGCGGTTGGAATCTTTCTGCTGGGGGCGGCGCTGGCGGCTCTGGCATCGTAATCCTCAGCTACGTTGTGCCATCCATCCCGACCATAGCGACGTTCCGAATAACGGGCAGCATAGTAATTCCAACCGGCGTGACCACCGTGGACTACCTTGTTGTCGCGGGTGGTGGTGGTGGTGGGTATTGGGCTGGCGGTGGTGGTGGTGCTGGTGGGTTCCGTACTGGCACTGGGCTATCTGTAACGGCTGGCACTTCGTACACCGTGACCATTGGCGCGGGTGGTACTGCGACACCGGCAGGGTCTGCTGCCAACGGCAGTAACTCTGTTTTCTCGTCAATTACTTCTACTGGCGGCGGCAAAGGTGGCGGCAACGGACCATCTATTAGTGGTGGTTCTGGTGGTTCAGGCGGTGGAACTGGTGGAAGTTTAGGGGGGGCCGGTGGCGCTGGTAACACGCCGTCAACCTCACCAAGTCAAGGTAGTAATGGCGGTTCAGCATCAAGTGACGCAGATGCGTACGGCGCTGGCGCTGGCGGAGGTGCCTCTGCTGTAGGTGGCGATGGTACTTATGCTAACGGAGGCGCTGGTGGAGCCGGAACAGCATCTAGTATCAGCGGCGGCAGCGTAACTTACGCTGGCGGTGGTGGCGGGGGGCGAGACGATCCTGGCACGGCTGGCGCTGGTGGTGCTGGTGGCGGGGGCAATGGGGCGGGAACAGATGTTGTAGGATTTGCGGGTACCGCGAATACAGGCGGAGGCGGTGGTGGCGGTGGTGGTAGTGGTGGTGGAACGCAACAAGTTGGCGGCGCTGGCGGCTCCGGCATCGTGATTCTAAAACTAAACGCATAGGCAAGGACATGGTTACAAAGACATACATGATTCTCGGTATCGACATGGCGGTGAACCTGCTGCGCCCCGGCGCGAAGTGGGAGTGGACTGGCGGGGTTGGCTTTACGCGCTGGGAAGACCCGCGTTCGCAGCCGAGCCAGGAAGAAGTCATGGAGACGATTGAGAAGATCAAGGCGTTTGAGGACTCGATCAATACAATCTGGCTTCCTGAGCAAATTGCCGAGAAAGAAAAGAAAGAACAAGAGATTGAACAGGCGATGGCATCGTGATTACGCACAACCTGTTCCCAACGCCTGTATCGTTCTTTGAGCTAGACCGCGAGTTTAGCGAAGAGGAAACCAACTTCCTGCTGAACCTTGAGCAGAAGCCCAACGACGGCAACACGACCAGCAAAGAGCGTCATCTTCTAGATGATCCAAAGCTGGCTTCGTTGCGCGAGTTTATGGATGCTTCGGTTGCCTCGTACTTCAAAGAAATCTACAGTCCGAAGAACGAAGTCAGCCTCCGCATTACCCAGTCGTGGGTGAACTACACCAAGCCGGGGCAGTGGCACCATAAACACGCCCATCCCAACTCGTTCATCAGCGGCGTGTTTTACATTAAGGCCAACAAAGAGACTGACCGTCTTCACTTCTTTAAAGACGGCTACCAGCAGATCAAATTGCCGGTGGATCAGTTCAATCTGTACAACTCAGAAAGCTGGTGGCTTCCGGTTGGAGCGGGTGAACTGATCTTGTTCCCGTCCTCGTTTACGCACATGGTTGAGGCTGTAAAAGGCGAAGACCTGCGCGTTAGTATGTCTTTCAACACCTTCCCGGTTGGCTACGTCGGAGACGACGACACCCTCACCGGCTTGCACCTGTAAGGATCAGGCACATGGCCCATTTCGCTGAATTAGACGCTAACAACGTAGTCCTACGGGTCATTGTTGTCGGCAACCCAGACACCGCCGATGCAAATGGTGTGGAAAAAGAGTACATTGGTGCAGCTTTCTGCGAACGCTTGCTAGGCGGAACTTGGAAGCAGACTAGTTATAATGGTAACATTCGGAAGAATTATGCCGGTATTGGGTTTGTTTATGACGCTGGCCGGGATGCGTTCATCACGCCCCAGCCTTACCCGTCTTGGTTGATTAACGAAGATACGTGTCAATGGGAAGCGCCGATACCGATGCCTACCGATGGTAAAATGTACCGTTGGGACGAGCCGACCCTTAGCTGGGTAGAAGTTGAAGGAATGGTCTAATGGCATTTACAGCAACGCAGTATCTCTTTAAGGCATCTAGCGTGACGGCTACGACCGCCGCTACGGTTGGCAGCTATACCGTCCCGGCCAGTACCAGGGGTATGATCCTGGGCCTAACGCTGGCTAACAGCGCCACTTCAAACGCCATGAACTATGCCGACATTAACTTGAGTGATGGGTCCAATGCTTTTTCCGTTGCCAGAAAAACGCCGGTTCCTCCCGGTGGGTCCGTCGTAGCGGTTGGTGTTGAGAAACACGTACTGCCAACTGGCGGCTCAATCCAAATAATTGCGTATGCAACTGGTGGCCTTGATGCCATTGCCACTATTGTGGAGATAACCTGATGACAACCTTCATTGGCCGTGGGCCGGGGACTTCTCCGACCACAGACTTCTTTCCACTTAGTGCTTCTTTGCCGAGTGCGCCTGTAATTGTTATTTCTGCAACAATATCTAGTGCAGCAAATACAATTCATACAGCAGACGCGAAGGCTTACGACGTTCCGATTGTTTACGTTGCCAATGTCGGCGGCGTTTCTGGGGCAGTTGTATATCTGAATATGGGTGCCACGGGTGCCTCTCTTGCAACCACACAGTCTATTGCATTGGCCGTAGCAACGTCTTCATACGGGCTTATTCAACCCGGCACGCCCATCAGCGGCAGCGGTGTAGTTTATATGTGGTCTACATCTGTCGCTGGGACGTTTGCCGCCTACGGCGGCGTGACGCGAACTTACACAGCTTCGGCATAGGTGCATCATGGGTAATCCTATGACGCCGTTTGTGCCACCAGCAGCGGCATTTAGACAATCAACAGTTACGCTTTATGCTTCAGTAATGGACGCCAACCTTTCTGGGGGGTCTTTTTATGATATTTCTTCCCAACAAGCAAAAAACGAGATTTTTTATCTCTTAGGTACTTCCACAAATCTTGCCGGTTTATATTTGCGCTTTCCTATCAATACAGAAGCAAAAACATTCACTTTCCACAATAATATAACGATGGCCAGTTCAAGTATATTACTAGGATTAACTGCTTCAGGTTTTTCAACTTATAATAATTTATATTCAACAATAACGACTACATGGGATTTTTGGCCGCTCGGAGCGATAACAGCTACGACCAATGCTTGGCAGCGAACAAGTGCTACAAATATTGCTTATAATGCTAATTAGTGAAGATTAAATGCCCACAGCAATGACCTTCACCAGTCTGCAAGCCGATGTTCGCTCTTACTGCGAACGCGGCGGCTCGGCTGTTGATACGCAGTTCAACACCCAGCTTCCTGGGTTCATTAACTTGCGTGAGCGTCAGATTGCGCGTGAGCTTAAAATCCAGGGCTTTATCAATAACGTAAACACCGCGTACACAACGTCCGTTGGCGTTTACCAGAAGCCCGACCGTTGGCGCGAAACCGTCAGCATCAACGTCGGCACCAATGTCGGCACAGCGACGACGTTCAATACCCGCGTTACGCTCCTGCCGCGTTCGTATGAGTACATCCGCACATACTGGCCGGACGATACGCAGACCGGCACGCCCAAGTATTATGCTGATTACGACTACAACCACCTCATCTTCGTGCCGACGCCATCAACGACGTTCCCGTATGAAATCAACTACTGGCAGCTTCCGCCGTTGTTGGACGACACTTTGCAAACGAACTGGCTGACGGAATACGCGCCCAACGCCCTGCTTCACGGCACGTTGGTTGAAGCGTTTACGTACCTGAAGAACCCAGAACAATCCGCTGCTTGGTCCCAGGCTTATGACCGCGATATGGCGGGATTGAACAGCGAGGACTTGCAGAAGATTCTCGACCGCGCACAGAAAAGGAATACGGCGTGACCAGCTTTACACAAGTATTCGGCGGCGGAACGCTCGACCCAGCGCAGCCTAGCTATAAGTCTTATACTTCCACTTCTAACATTACGACCGTATGGCCGATTGAAGCCTCGACCAGCCAGAACGTGGTCGCGGCAATTAACGACATTAGCTTTGGCACCACAACTGGTTTAAGTCTCACGCTGCCTCCAGCCAACCAAGTCTCGGTTGGCTACAACATGCTGTTCAACAACGTAGGCACCAGTGCCTTCACGGTGCTGGCCAACGGCGGCGGAACGATCCTTACCGCTACCTCCGGCGCGGCATGGTCGGCATATGTAACCGACAACAGCACAGCTTCTGGCGCGTATCGTGTTTATCAAGCCGGTGCGGGTACGTCCTCGGCTTCGGCTGGTACGTTGGCCGGACTTGGCATTAAGGCAATCACCACAACGCTGAACCAGCAATACCCTGCGTTCACTGTTGCCGTAAGCACCCTCATTGAAGCTGACAAACGCGCCGCTACGGTCGTTTACACGGGCGGCTCTGGCACGTTTACGTTTGATCCGTTGGCTACGCTTACAACTGGCTGGTTTGTAAACCTCGTTAATCAAGGCACTGGTGCGCTTGTTGTCACGCCGCCGAGTGGGACTATTGATGGTCAACCTACAAAGACCATGAACCCTGGCGATAGCTGCATTGTCACGACTAACGGTTCTGCTATGTACACCGTTGGCTTTGGGCAGAGTGCCGTTTATGCGTTTTCATTTATTACAATCAACCTTGGCGTTGGATTTAGCGGCGATTACACATTAAGCGGCTCACAGCTTAATAAAACAGCCATTCAATTTACCGGAACTCTTGTTGGCGCGGTAAACATCATTGTTCCGTTTACAGCGCAGCAATACTGGGTTGATAACTCAACGACCGGCGGCACTGGCTTTGCGTTCCTTGTAAAGACATCAACACAATCCGGGGGCGCGGCTGTTACTAACGACGGCACTAGCCCAAGACGCGAAATCTTGTACTGCAACGCGACTATTGTAGTAAGCGCCGATACAACCGGCCTTAGCACGCCGTTGGGCATTGTTGACGGCGGCACGGGCGCGACAACGGCCAGCGGGGCGCTTGTAAACCTTGGCGGCGGTACGGTTGGTATCCCTGTATTTCAGTCAAATACGACGGCCTCGGCTCTTTCTTTGCTTGGCGGCGGTACGGTTGGTATCCCTGTATTTCAGTCAAATACGACGGCCTCGGCTCTTTCTTTGCTTAATGCGCCAAGCACTTTAGATGCGTTTACTTATGTTCAGATGTTCAGCTAATGGCCGATCTAGTTCCCTTAAAGATAGCTTCACAGGCAGGGTGCAAGCGCGATGGCACGCTTCTGGAAGGGGACAACTATGTCGATACACAATGGTGCCGCTTTCAGTTACGTAAGGGCTTGCCGCGCAAGATGGGCGGATACCGCCGTCTGACGGCTGAACTGTCGGGCATCTCTCGCGGCCTTAATGTCTTTAACAGCGATTTAAATACGTATACCCACACTGGCTGGTCTGATGGTTTGGAGCGGTTCTTGCTCGACCAAAACGGCAACGTGTCGTCTATTTCTGACAGAACGCCGGTAGGCTTTACGGCTGACGCAAAGAACCTTTGGCAGTTTGATACTTTGTATAGTGCGGCAGACGTAACTTCTGTTTTACTTGCACATGCCGCACCAAATTTAGCTGACATTGCTGCAACTACATCCGCGCCGGTTTATTACGGAGACGTTCTAGGCACAGGCGCATTAGTAGCGACAACATCACCTGATGTATCTGGCGGCGTGATGTCTCTTGGAGCTTTTGCTGTTAGCTTTGGAAATGATGGTGTTATTAATTACACCTCAGACAGCACCCCTAACGATGTCACCGGAGTTTGGGAAAGTGTTAGGCCAACAGCTTCAAAGCTAGTGTATGGCCTCCCCGTTCGTGCCGGTGCTGGCAACGGCCCCTCCGGTTTGATTTGGGGAATTGAAGCCTTAATACGCATGACATACGTGGGCGGGACTGCGACGTTCAACTTTGACAACATCACCTCGGCCTACAGCTTGTTGTCATCTCAGTGCATTATTGAGTATGACGGCATCTATTACTGGGCTGGCATAGATCACTTCTTGAGCTTTAACGGTGTTATTCAGGAAGTTGAAAATGGCATGAACCTTAACTGGTTCTACGACAACCTAAACTACGCTCAGTCGCAAAAAGTGTTTGCCTTTAAGATTCCGCGTTGGGGTGAAATCTGGTGGTGTTATCCACGCGGCACAGCCACCGAATGTACCCATGCCGTGATCTATAACGTCCGGTTATCGCGCATCTTAGGATATGCGGTTTGGTACGACACAGAGCTTCCGAATAACGGTCGTTCTGCTGGCCAGTTTGCGCGTGTTTTCCGTTCGCCGCTGATGACGGGGACAGACGAAGTTAAGGCCAAAGCTACCGTGACCTTACAGGTCACGACAGCCAGTACATCTGTTTCAAATTACAACGTCGTTCTTAATGGCGCGACCGCAGTTAATGTTACAGCGACA